TAAATTACTAGCCATTTTTTTATACCCTCCGAGGTATTATAAGTTTAATGATTTATTTGCAAGTCCTCGAAGAAACGCCATTTGGTCATCAGTGGAAGAATCCTCTGAAAAAGCTTTCTGTCTTATTCTAGTTTCCCTATCAACTTCTTTTTGTGATCTGGTTTTAGATTTTCTGACAGGTGCTTTCTTAACCACTGTGGCTTTCCGTTTAGCAGTACCTTTAGAAACCCCTTGTTTGAGTCGTCTGTAGTCATCTACAAACTTCACAATTACAGGATCAACGATAGTGTCTAGTACTTCTGGTGATATACCTTCGCTAATAGCAAACTCTCTAATTGCTACTGCTGTTTTTTCATTAAAGTCAGGTATCATTTCTGGAATAGCTTTACTAAAGTGTTCTAGTTGTTCATTCCATTGTTTAGTAGTCTGTTGCTCAACTTGGGATTGTACGTTCTTTACTAAGCCTTCTCTATCACTTCTGGCTTTCCAGTAGTTCTTTTGAGACTGTTCTCGTTTATCCTTTAGTTCATTAACTTCATACGTATCACCATCTTTTCTAGCTTGCTCTATTTGAGCTTCTATCTCATGGTATTCTTTTGCCAACGCTTGTTCTTCTCGATACAACACAGCTGCAGAAGCTTGTCCAAGACTATTTATCTCTCCAAACTTTGTTTGATACTCTGCATCTAATTGTTTCCTTGCATCTCCAAGTTCTCGACCCTTATTAGAAAGATGTTGTTCAGTAGAGTAACCTTTTATAAGATCACTAAATGATACTTCAGTCTCTTTACCATCTATTTTAATGGCGACCTTTGCATCTAAGTCTAAGTCTTCAGTAGTGTAGACATCAGCTTCTTGGGTAGACGTATCATCCTCAGCTTCTGTTTCTTCTTCTTCTGTCTCGACTTCTTCTTCAACTTCTTCGTATTCGGATTCTTCTGCCTCTGGGTCTTCTGCAGCTTCTTCCGTGTCTAACTCAGGAACGTCTTGCTCATCGGGTAGAGATTCAGTGAACTCGGAGTTCGCTACAATGTCAGCCAGCATTTGTTCTTCTGTTCGACTTCCCTCTGCGATAGAGTCATCCATTTGGGTAGAGTCTATATTTGCTTCGGTATTATTTTCCATTCTTCTTTACCTCCTGTTTTACAGGTGTAGTTAATTCTTTATATTTACCACGCATCATATGAAGGTGATATAATGTTTCAGCATTAAGTTTAGCTTTACCACCACTCCTCATTGAATCATATTCAAGAGTATTTATCATAACATCGTAGTTTTCTATTAGTTGTGTATAGTTAATTTCATACATTTGGTTTGTCCTCCATAATTGGTACGTTTCTTCCGTACATCTCAAAGCCTATCATTTTCGCCTTGACACTACCTAGTGCCATTGCCGAAGAGTAGAGAAACTCTCGAGTCTTTGTTTCGTGTGATTCAGTCTTTAGCCATTCTAAAAAATAGTCAACTAAGACTTCACCGTACACTTCATCAAAAAATACTTCCCTTTCTTGGGAAGAGAAAGCACCTTTACTATGTGCTTGCCTTGCCAATTCTTCAGGGTGAATCTTATGATGTCCGTGTGACTTAGTATTGCCCAGCCTCTTCTCAGCTGTCTGCCTATACTTTTCCATCTTTAAGTTATAAGATAGTTGTACACGATATCACCGCTTTGAGCGACTGTTCCGTGTGCAGTTGTTAGGCTCACAAGTGTTTGTGCACCGTTATTTAGACCAGTTATTTTTTTAAAGTCCTTAGCCTGTAATTGTACTCCTGTTTGTACTGTTGTACCTGCAGTTGCTACATTAAATGTTATAGCGGCATCACTGTCATTTACGACTAATATGATCCCTCCACCAGCACCACCTGCAGTAGTTACTGTTCCCGATTGTGCAGCACCTTCTCCGTACGCACTGATTGTTACTGTTGCCATATTATATCATCTCCTGTTGTGGTTGGGGTTGTCCTTCCATTGTTTGTTCCATAGGTTTTTCCTGTGGAGGTGGTGAAGGGTTTAATAATTCTCTTGACATCATAATTATATCTTCATAACTAGGGTGTGGAGCTATTTCAGCACCTTCTTTCTTTGCTTTTATGGCAAGATCTGCCCACTCTTGAAAGTGTTTATCAATAGATACTGCTAATTGTTTAGCATTATCATCCATTGTATTTTTACTCTGTGCATCGGTATAAGATACATTAGCTTCGGCAAGTGCCGCATCGGCTTCCATTTTACGATTACCAAGAGCTTCTTTTTTCTGTGCAGATTCTGATTGTTGCTTCATATCTCCTGCTGCTCTTTCTTTAAACTCTGGGTTATTGTAATCTTCAAGATAATCATTACTATCCATCTGCATTGATTCGATAAGTTGAGTAGCAAGGACTGCTGCTGCATCTGGCTTTATAACCAAACCCATTCCCTTCTCATTAAGTTGTGGTAGTATTTCTGATCCTATTTTTCCTAGCTTTTGTATTCTAGTGCTATTACTATTTTCGCCTATGTCTAAGAATACTTCAACATCCATTTGCTTAGGTAGTTTACCCATATCAACAGAGCTATAAACTCCATTATAAAAGTACTTCTGATTACCTTTCATGTTCTTTACCATGGTTGAGTAAACACCAGCAATTAGTTGCTTAAATCCAGTTTCAGCAAATCTACGCCCGATATGCTGGATTCTCTTTTGAGCAGCTGATTGAACAGCTGAAAGCTTCTGTTCAGAGTTACCTGAAACGTAGAGAGTATCGTTCAGACCCTGTGCAGCCTTTGACATTCCTGTTGCTTGTTCTTTCATCATCTGTAGATGTTCAAGAAGTGCACCAGTACTAGGTGAAATTGTTTCTGGAGGTAGTGCTGCCACTGCCCCTTGCGGATTACCATTAGTTGGAATTATCTGCTTTGGCTTCATGTTTTGAAGTGCAGAAAAATCTACTACGTTTGGATCAGCTAGCTTAGGACTATAATTAGTAAGGTATACGTTTTCAACGAATCCACGCAGTATAGCAGTACTAGCCAAAGTACTACTCCTTGTGAAGTCTGCCATTGATAGACCAAAGAATTCATGTGGTATATCTATAGGTACAATACTAGCAAGCGGGATTGCTTCACAGTCTTCTTCGTATAGAATGTGTGTTCCTACAGTTATGAAGTGTTTTAGCTCTGCTATGCCATCGCCATCTCTGTCAACACGCATCCAACTCTCTGTCAAAGTGACTAATTGATTAGCTTCAAGAGGGTATCCAGATTTACCTTCATATCCTTGCCAGTATCTTTGTCCTGTTATTTCTTTTCTCGCAGCAACGTCTTCGCTATAGTTTCCACTACCTAGCCAATCGTCACCTGTATCTAATTCTGCCCATTCATCTTCTGTAATGCTCTCACCCCATTCAGGGTAGTACTTACGCACCTCTGATCTAGTCATCTCAGACTGTATACCTACGTAATTAGCATCTTCTATTTCTTTAGCTTCATTAGATATTCTAAATGATTCAGGTGGGATACATTCTAACTTGATTCTGCTCTTATCTATCTTCTTTCTTAATCTGACATCGATATAAGAGATAGTCTCTGAGAGTGGATTGAGCGTGAGCTCATTGACGATTTCCATATTTTCATCTGCAAGGATTTCATCTAGCTTAGCTTCATCTATCTCTTCAAATTCTTCAATGACATAATCAAAGTCTTCTACATAATCCCATCTTAGTATTGCGTTTTTCCAAAGAAGAGAGGCTTTCATCCAAGTCTGTAGGATTTCCCATCCTTTATTCTTTTTAAATATACAGTAGTTAACTATGTTACTAGCATCCTTTGCAGCTTTAAATGCTCCAGGAGTGTCATCATATGGGACAAACCGAGCTAACTTCCCATTACTGAGAAATAAATCAGATAATACCGCTGTGTATGCTTCAATAACCTCTGTAGTACTTGTATCGACAATAGTACTCACTCCTTGAGGAGCTAAATGTTCCATAGCAACACCAGCGTATTCATAGGTACTCTTTAAGCGTTCCCTAGATAAGTCTGAACTGTTTAACCAATCACCGCTACTGGCTTGTATGCCTGCATCTATTTGATTTATTAGTTGTTCGTCATCAACTGCTTCTTTGTAACCACTCATAACGTACCTCTTCCAGTGTAAACGTTTTTAGTGTTCTCCATAACCTTCTGATCGTATTTTCCAGGGGTTGATAGTTCTGCTTTACGCTTATCTTTATTATTAGTTGGGTTACTTCTTGTTACCTTCTGTATGAATCTTGTCGCTGTTGGTGTTTTCATTTGAGACTCCTGCTCTATTACCTTTTCTTAGTATCTTACGACCTTTAAAAAATACTATTGTATTTATAGTAGTGTTAATCGTTATGGCTATCACTAACCAAGCTTCCCACCATTGCATTTACCACTTCACCTTGTTCGCCCAGTAAGCTGCACTTAGTGGTCCTCTATCTATATTCTTTTGATGTCTTGCTTTCCATGCTTTATTCCTAGGTGTTCCGTCAGGACTGCCTTTAGCACCCTGAGATCCGAACCTGATCATCTTTTCTTTACCGTCTTTTTTAACTAAGACTGCATGACTCTTTGTTTTATGACTTGGTGTGGCTTTAGGTTTGTTATAGCCACTAAAAGTCTCATTTCCTTTTTTTATCATTTTTTAAATCCTTAGCATGGAATAAATATTTACTACTAGCTGTGTGTTTAAACCCTGACATGAGTTTGCCCTTGGCATCTTTATGTGTTCCGCCTTTATGTTCTTTTCCGTCTTTAAAATAATGTTTTACGCCTATCATGTCCTCACCTCTTTTTACTTGCGTTATTCATCCACGCAGTTGTTCCCATATATGCACCGACAATACCAGCTCCACTTATGTAGAAGAGGTTACTGATGTCTGAGAGAGCATTAATCCTATCTATAGGTATCAGAAACATAGCCACTGTGAATATGCCCATTGCTATGAGCGTGTATCTCGCCATACGTAGTTGTGCCAGTTGTTTTTTTAAGGCAGTGTCTGTCTTAGCCATTTCTAGCTCTGCATCACTAACTATACCGTCACCGTCTGCATCGTACTCATTGTATACGCTATCCTTTTGTAGTTTTTTCATAAGCTTCTCTGATTTGTTCTATGGTTCTGAAACACCCTAGGCATATCCCTTTATCGTTTAGGCGACAAATACCTACGCATGGTGTGTTCATCTTAGTCTCCTACTTTAATTCATAAATATCTTCTACTGCTCTTTTAGGGATAAATACTTCACTAACTCCAGATTCAGTATCCTGTTTACCTGCTACGTAGTTTCCAGGTTTGTCTTTATATAATACTGCAAATTTACGTTTTCCATAATTTGTAGGGTCTGTAGGCGAATGTGTAAATATACCTAGCTCATTACTTTTACCAGCTATATTTGGAGATCTATAATTAAAATTATTAACATCTAAAGGTCCAGCGTAATCAGTACTGTGTATCATAGCTCCCATTCGCTCACCGTAATCTTTTGTTGCTTGATTCATTTCTTTAGCTCTTCTTTCAGCAAGTGATTGAAGAGGGTCAACAGCTAGTGGTCCTTTTCTTACCATTACTGGGGATGGTTTTCGTTTTACTGTATTAGCTAAAACTCTACTCTCTGGTATTTTATTTGCACCTTTCATTAGTTTAGCCAGTGGTCCTAAAGGGGTATATCCTGCAGCTATCATTGCAGCATTACCTGCAGCATCTAGATACCTTCCCTCATCGTATGCTGTCTTTGCATCTATTCCTGTTTGTACATCTCCAAGAGGAGTTGTTGCTTCCGCAATCGAGACTAATCTATTCTT